GCTCTTTACTTTGCCGTACAGGCATGGAAACAGGGCAAGACACCAATGATCATAAGTTTGGAAATGTCTGAGACAGAAGTTCGTAATCGTGTTTATGCAATTATGGGCGAAGGTCTTTGGTCACACCGCAAGATTTCAAATGGAGATATTGAAATTGATATGCTTAAGAAGTGGCATGACAGCAAGATTGCTGGTAAGCCACCTTTCCATATTATTTCAAATGATAGCGGTGGAGAAATTAATCCATCTGTTATTCGTGGAAAGATTGATCAATATAAACCAGATTTTATTATTGTAGATTATTTACAACTTATGGCACCAAACCAAAAGTCTGATAATGAAACGGTAAGAATGAAAAACCTTTCACGTGAACTTAAACTAATGTCTATTAGTGAAGAGGTTCCTATTATTGCTATATCATCTGCTACACCTGATGATGTTACTAATATGAGTACCGTTCCAACTTTGGGTCAAACCGCTTGGTCAAGACAGATTGCATACGATGCTGACTGGGTATTGGCACTTGGTAGAGCGTCCAACAGTGATATAATTGAATGTGCATTCAGAAAAAACCGTAATGGATTTATGGGAGACTTTTTAGTACAAGCAGATTTTGATAAAGGTTATTACAGATACAAGGATTATGAAGACAAAAAGTAGAGATATTTACACGGCGCAGCAAATAAACAGGGTACTAACTGGCGCAGGAATAGATATAGAAGCAGAGTATGGTACTGATTATATAATCTTTTGCCCTTATCATAATAACAACAGAACACCTGCTGGAGAAGTTTCAAAAGAGTCTGGTTTGTTCTTTTGCTTTGGGTGTCAAACCACAAGAACTCTTCCAGAGTTCGTAATGCATACTACTGGTAGATCGTATTTTGAATCTGTTAGATATATAAAGAGTAAAGAGGTAGAGACAAATCTTGAAGATGTTGTCAATAAGGCTTTGTATGCTGCTCCTGATTTTGTTCAGTATGATGAGTTATTAATTAAAAGACTAAACAAACAAGCCATGGAAAGTCCTAGGTCTGTATCTTATTTTGAAGGTCGCAGAATTAATAAAGACTCTATGATTAAGTTTGATTTAGGCTACTCTGAAAAACAAGACTCTGTAATAGTTCCTATGCATTCTCCAGACGGCATGTGTATTGGATTTGTTGCAAGAACAACAGAAGGTAAAGAATTCAAAAATACGCCAGGATTACCTAAGAGCAAAATATTATTTAATTTACACAGAGTAAAGACATCAAAGTTTGCGTATGTGGTTGAATCATCTTTTGATGCAATTAGATTAGACCAAGTAGGTTTCCCTGCAGTTGCTACGCTGGGGGCTAACGTTTCATCAAGCCAGATGAAACTATTAGAAAAGTATTTCACTAATGTGGTACTAGTAGCAGATAATGATGAAGCAGGCTCAATTATGGCTGACCGTCTAATTGAGAAATTGGGGTCAAAAATAACAATAATCAAACCAGAAAAACAATACAAAGATATTGGCGATATGGATGATGATGCTATTAAAAAACTTGAATACCAATTTGACAATTCTATCATTGCTATGTTACAATAAATAAACAACTTATATAAGGAGAAAACTATGACTATTGTAAAGGGACTAAAGAACATTAATGCCCTAGTCGACAAACCAAAATACGAAGGAACTGGAACAAAAGTTCGCTGGCTAAAACTAGCAGATGGACAAGCAGTTAAACTAAGATTCATTGAAGAACTTGATGATGAGTCCGCAAACTATAGTGCTGATCGTGGTCTAGCACTTGTTGTAAAAGAACACACAAATCCAAAAGACTACAAGCGTCGTGCTCTAGACACAATGGAAACAGAAGGTCGTGACTGGGCAGAAGAAATGCATCGTAAAGATCCAAAGGCTGGCTGGAGAGGTCGCCTTCGTTTTTATTGCAATGTTCTTGTTGATGATGGCATTGAAGAGCCATATGCTGCAATTTGGGCTATGGGAATAAGCAAGCAATCTGCATTTAATACAATTCGTGAGTATGCACTTGAAACAGGTAGCATCTCTAATCTTTCATGGAAGTTAAAGCGTAACGGACAGGGAACTGAAACAAGTTACACATTAATTCCAGGTAGTCCAGATAAAGAACCATTTGATTGGTCTAAGGTAACGCCGTTTCCATTAGAAAAGGCTTTGAACAAAATTCCTTATGCTGAACAAGAAGCGTTTTATCTTGGATTTGACACTCCAGGCAGTTCGGCAACGAACATCGACTGGTAGTAGATGAATTACGTACCCTTACATCTTCATACTCACTATTCGCTGTTTGACGGAATAAGTACTCCAGAAGAGTACATTGACCGTGCAGCAGGATTAGGTATGCCAGCAATTGCGATTACAGATCATGGAACTCTTTCTGGTCATCGTGAGTTTTATCGTACTGCAAAAGAAAAGGGTATTAAACCAATCCTTGGTCTAGAAGGATATATGTGTGCAGATATTTCTGATACAAGAGATAAATCTGAAAGAGAAGGTCAACAAGATCTTGTTTATAATCACATTATCCTTCTAGCCAAGAACCAAAAGGGATTAGAAAATTTAAATAAGATTAGTGAATTGGCTTGGACAGAAGGATTTTTTAAGAAACCTAGGTTTGATTTTAAGATACTAGAAAAGTATAAAGAGGGAATTATTGTTTCTTCTGCTTGCCCAAGCAGTGTTCTGGTTAAAGCACTCGAAGAAGAAGAATTTGCTATAGCCAAAAAGTATATTTCTTGGTTTAAAGATAATTTTGGCGCAGATTATTATATAGAAGTAATGCCTCACAATAAACCAGAAATAAATAAATATCTTATAGATTTGGCAGACGAATTTAATATTAATGTTATTGTTACTCCAGACTGCCACCACTCTGACGAATCTCAAAGAGAGATACAAGAATTTAAATTATTAATGAATACTCACGCTAAAATTGCCAAAGATATTTCTTATGAAAAAGCAAAGAAGAACGAGTCTATGATGGACAGGCTTGATGTTCTTTACGGCAAAGACAGGCAGATGACCTTTAAAGATTTTAAGATTCATCTGTTATCTTATGAAGAAATTAAGTTAGCCATGGAAGCGCAGGGTATTGACAGGGCAGATATATACTCAAACACACTAGCATTGGCAGAATCTGTTTCTGATTATGATATTAAAGATGGCTTAGATTTGCTACCAGCGCAATACAAAGATCCTGATAAAGAATTGTCAAACCTAGCAATTGCAGGGCTTAAAGAAAAGAAACTTACGTCTGAACTTCTTGGCAATGACAGATATGAGCAAAGACTTAATGAAGAGTTGCAGATTATTAAAGATAAAAACTTTGCTGCATACTTTCTAGTGGTTCAAAATATGATTGACTGGGCTAAAAGAGAAGGAATCTTGGTTGGTCCAGGTAGAGGATCTTCTGCTGGTTCTTTAGTCTGCTATCTTCTTGGTATAACAGAGATTGATCCAATAGAGCATGGACTATTGTTCTTCCGTTTTATTAATCCTGAGCGCAATGATTTTCCTGATATTGACACAGATATTCAAGATTCTCGTCGTGAAGATGTAAAAGATTATCTAGTTAGACAATATCGCCATGTTGCATCTATTGCAACCTTCTTATCGTTTAAAGATAAGGGTGTAGTTCGTGATGTTGCGAGGGTACTTAACATACCACTAACAGATGTAAACAAAGTTCTAAAGACTATTGATACATGGGATGAGTATTGCACATCAAAAACAACTGCATGGTTTAGAGATAAATATCCAGAGGTTGAGGTTTATGGAGAACAACTGCGTGGAAGAATTAGGGGAACTGGTATTCATGCTGCTGGTGTGGTTACTAGCAAAGAGCCAATATTTAGACACGCTCCTTTAGAAACAAGATCATCAACTGGTTCTGATGAGCGTATTCCTGTTGTTGGAATTGATATGCAAGAGGCTGAAAAAATTGGTTTGATTAAGATTGATGCGCTTGGTTTAAAAACACTAAGCGTAATGAAAGACTGTATTGATATTATCAAAGAGCGAGAAGGAACAAAGATAGATGTTTTGTCTATAGACATGAATGATAAAAATGTTTATGACATGCTATCTGATGGATATACAAAGGGCGTGTTTCAGTGTGAAGCAGCGCCATATACAAATTTGCTTGTTAAGATGCGTGTAAAAAATCTTGCAGAACTTGCTGCTTCTAATGCGCTTGTTCGTCCAGGTGCTATGAACACTATCGGTAAAGATTATATTATGCGTAAACATGGTATACAAAATATTAATTATCTTCATCAAATTATGAAACCTTTTACAGAAGAGACTTATGGATGTATTTTGTATCAGGAGCAAGTTATGCAAGCCTGCGTTGAACTTGGCGGTATGACAATGGCAGAAGCGGACAAGGTTCGTAAGATTATTGGTAAGAAAAAGGATGCGAGGGAGTTTGATGAGTTTAAAGACAAATTTATTAAAGGGGCTTCTAGGTATGTTGCTCCTAATGATGCCCTGGATCTTTGGCACGATTTTGAAGCACATGCGGGCTATTCGTTTAACAAATCGCATGCCGTTGCTTACTCTACTCTCTCGTATTGGACGGCGTGGCTCAAATACTACTACCCAATAGAGTTTATGTTTGCATTACTAAAAAACGAAAAAGATAAAGATGCAAGAACAGAATATCTTATTGAGGCAAAAAGAATGGGAATAAGCATCAAGTTGCCACACATAAATGATTCTGATATTGATTTTAAGATTGAAGGCAAGGGTATTCGTTTTGGGCTAAGTGCTATCAAATTTATATCTGACAAGATTGCACAAAGATATATTGATGCAAGACCTTTTGCTTCGTATAAAGATGTAGAAGAATTTACTTTTACAAAAGGCAATGGCGTAAATTCTCGTGCACTTCAGGCAATGAACTCTATTGGTGCATTAACTTTTCCAGATAATCTGGCAGATGCAGAAAAGGTTAAAGAAAATTTGTATGAGTATCTTAATCTTCCAGAGTTTAACATGCCAGTGCCACAACATTATTATGCTTACATAAATGATATTGAAGAGTATGAAGAAAAAGGCGCATTTGTTTTAATGGGTATGGTAAAATCAATTAAAAGGTCAAAAGGTTGGTCAAGAATAGAATTTTTAGATAAGACTGGGAGTGTGGGAATCTTTGATGAAGAAAATACAACCATCGAGGCTGGTCGTACATATATCATTTTGGCTAATGATAATCGTGTTGTTAGTGCCATACCTGCCGATGAAATAAAGGATTCTAAGGATCCATTGATTAAATTTTTAAATTATAAGATGCTTCCTTACAAGGATGATGAGATGTTTGTTGTTTCCTTTAAGCCAAGAACTACTAAGACTGGCAAGAAGATGGCATCTTTAACACTCGCGGATGCTGCTAGAGAATTACACGCAGTCACAGTATTTCCAACGGCATTTCCAAAAGCATACATGAATGTTGAAGCAGGCAGTGTGTATAGATTTGAGTTTGGCAAAACAAAAGACGGTACAGTAATAATGGAGGATGTAAAAAATGTTTGATGAATTAGCAGAACAAATACACAAGAATGCAGTAGAAAAAGGTTTCTGGGATAAAACTGTGGACCCTATCTTTGTAGCAAAACAAATGATGATGATTGTTTCTGAGGTATCAGAGGCTATGGAAGCACTTCGCAAAGACATGAATCCAGATCAGATATCAGATGAGTTTGCAGATATTATTATTCGTACCCTTGACTTATATGCTGGTATTGCAGAGGCGGGGTATGTAAAGAAATCCCTTGATTATGCTATTAAAGAAAAGATGGAAAGAAATACACATAGACCAAAGAAGCATGGGGTAAGATTCTAATGACATTAACAATAGAAGAAGTTCTATCACAGTTAAATCCTAAATTAAGGAAGAGCATTCTTGTTGGAGATGAAATACCAAAGACAGAATATGCTGCTACTCCTAGTTATGGTTTGAACAGAGCATTAAATGGTGGTTTGCCATATGGCAGACAGGTTTTAATCTGGGGTAGCAAGTCTAGTGCAAAGTCTTCTCTGTGCTTGCAAATGATTGGCATGGCACAAAAAGAAGGCAAAGTCTGTGCCTGGATTGATGCAGAAATGTCATATGACAAGGTTTGGGCAGAAAAATTAGGAGTAGATACCTCTAAGTTAATAGTTTCACAAGCAAGAACCATTAATGAGATGGTTGATGTTGGGGTAAGTTTAATGGAGGCTGGAGTTGATCTTATTGTTGTTGACTCAGTTACATCTCTACTGCCAGCAATATATTTTGAAAAAGATTCTACTGAATTGAAGCAGTTAGAAAATACAAAACAAATTGGTGCAGAGTCTAGAGACTTTAGCAATGCTTGGAAAATGATTAACTATGCAAACAATAAGGTAAAGCCAACATTGTTTGTTTTGATTAGTCAATCTCGTAATAATATTAATGCAATGTACACAAGTCAACAGCCAACTGGCGGTCAGGCTACAAAATTTTATTCGTCTACAATTATCAAATTGTTTTCGTCTGAGTCAGATAATCAAGCCATAAAAGGAAAAATACATGTCGGAGATAAAATTATTGAAGAAAAGATTGGTCGCAAGATTAGGTGGGATTTACAATTTTCTAAGACTTCACCCTCTTTTCAAAGTGGAGAGTATGATTTCTATTTTAGGGGTGACAGTCTTGGCATTGATTTTATTGGTGATCTTGTTGACACTGCTGAATTGGCTGGGCACATAAATAGAACTGGAGCCTGGTACCAATTAGATGATGGCACAAAGGTTCAAGGTAGAGATGGGCTTATTGCTAGAGTCAGAGAAGATTTAGATTTACAAGAAACCCTGAAAAATAAACTAAACAATGTCTAATAAATACACTATATATGAAGGCAAATTTTTGTGCAAAGTTTGCAAACAGGAAGTTTCAAGCATAAGAATATATGTTGAAACTGGAAAAGGAACATGGATGTGTAAAGAAAAACATTTGTCAGAAGCCCAAGTTTATACAGTAGGATACAAGAATAAGAAGGCTTATGAGCGAAAAGACTGAAAGTAAGAGAATAGGTGCTAAACAGCATAAAAACTCTGGTCGCAATAATCAAAAGGGCGATGCGACATGGAGAAATTTTGTCATTGATTTTAAAGAATCATCTAAGTCTTTTACTTTAAATCAGGATGTTTGGGCAAAGGCTGTTACTGATTCAATAAAAGCGGGTACTGACAAATCTCCAGCCATAGTGGTTATACTGGGAGAGGGAAATAAAAAGACTAGGCTTGCTATAATAGAATTTGAATTGTTAGATCAATTAACGTGGGAGGCTAAAAATGAAGGAATCTGAAAACGGACAATCAACACTACAAATGATTAATGGGTTATCTGAGATAGCCACTTATATGGAAGATGAAGAATTAACTACCGCTTTAACAATGATTGCCAAGTTAATTATAAAGCCAGACATTCCACCACAGGTGGCAAGTCTTGAAATTGTTAGACTTCAGGCTATTGCAGCAAAAATGTCATTTAGGGCAACCTGGATGACAAATGTTGACAAGACAGACAGAAGCAAAAAAAACATTTATTACACTGCAGCAGAGTCAATCAATGACTTAGTTTCAGCGCTCAAATACATAATGCGTTAACTGATATAATAGATAAAAAGGATAATATGACTAAAAACTTGCTGAAACACATGATGACAAAATCTGATCAAGGACCGCAAATTATTGACAAACAGGCTTTAATTGATAAAATCAATTCTGGATATGTTGCAAAGCGTGAGCCCAAACATCAAACGAAAAAAACATTTGCCCCTTCTACAATAGCCTATGGACACGGAGAGTGCCCAAGATATTGGTATTTGGCTTTTGAAGGCGGCATTTTTGAAGATAATAATACTCCATATGCTGTAGCAAATATGTCTAGCGGAACAATGTCCCATGACAGAATTCAACAGGCTATGATGGATTCTGGAGTAGCAAAGAAATTTATAGATGAAAAATATTTAGAACAAACTGGCAAAGAAAGAGAAACAACAGAGTTTAAAATTACTCATTCGGATCCACCAATCTTTGGTTGGGGAGATGGACTTCTTGAGTGGGAAGGTGAAGAGATTGTTGCAGAAATAAAGACCATGAACAATGAGGCATTTGAAAGCCGTAAGTTTAAAAATGAGCCTAAAACTGGTCACGTAATACAATTACTTATCTATATGAAAATTCTTATGAAAGCCAAGGGTGTTTTAATTTATGAAAATAAAAACAACCACGAACTTCTAGTATTTCCAATAGAGGTAAACGATTACTATAAGCAATGGGTTGACCAAACTTTTGATTGGATGCGTACAGTTCGTAAAGCGTGGAAAGACAAAACGCTTCCACAAAAAAATTATAGGTCTAATTCTAGAATTTGCAAGAGTTGCCCATTAAAAACTGTTTGTGCTACTGCAGAACCAGGGGTTATAAAGATACCATCTCTGGAGGGGCTGCGTGAAACAGTGTAGTAAGTGTGATTCTTATTTTAAACCTAAAGTAAGTTATCAAATATACTGTAGCCAAGAGTGTAGAGAGGTTGCTACTAAAGAAAAAATTTCAGAACGGTATTACATAACTCGTAGACAAAAAAGAAAAAACAAAATAAGAATGTGTCTAGGTGGATGTGAGACCAAGTTATCAATATACAATGATGACGGATTTTGTGCTAACTGTAATGTTAGTAGAAAAGCGGTAGATAAAATGTTAAAAGAAATTAAAGGATATTTTGATTATGACCAAGATTGAGCAGCCAGAGAATATTTGTGCTATAGATGCCAGCACAAACAGTCTTGCTTTTGCATTTTATTCACACAAAACCTTGATAGGTCATGGAAAAATAAACTTTGAAGGTGATAATATATATCAAAAAGTTATAGACGCTACCGCTAAAACAAAAGCATTATTCAATCATTATAATATGATAAAGACTATTGTTATTGAGCATACCGTTTTTATGAATTCCCCAAAAACTGCAGCAGATCTTGCTTTGGTGCAAGGGGCAATTCTTGGTGGTGCTGGTTTATCTGGCATATCCATAATTGGCAGGGTATCGCCAATAACATGGCAAAGTTATCTAGGAAACAAAAAACTATCTAAAGAAGAACAGTTACAGATAAGATCAATTAATCCTGGCAAATCATTGTCTTGGTATAAAACATATGAGCGTGATTTTAGAAAGAAAAGAACGATTAAATTATTAGAAATAATATATGACAAGAAGATAGATGACTATGACGTAGCCGATGCTGCAGGTATTGGGCATTGGGCTATAAATAATTGGAACAAGGCAGTAAATTATGGCTAAACTATATACTAATGAAACTTGGCTTCGTAAAAGATTTACTATGGATAAAAAATCTCCACAAGAAATAGCAAAAGAATGTGGAGCAAGCGTTGAAACTATTTATGTATATTTAGCAAAATTTAATCTTAGAAAGTCAAAACGATGATACCAAAAATTATTTGGCAAACATATAAAGACCCTTTTGATTCTTTGCCAGAATATATTGTTGATGTAATACAAACATGGAAAGATAAAAATCCAGACTATGAATATAAATATATGAGTGATGATGATGCTAAAATTTTTATATACGAAAATTTTGGTCAAGAATGGTTAGATATATTTAATAGTTATCCCCTAGGTGTTATGCGTGGAGATTTATGGAGATATATGATTTTATATATTTATGGCGGAATATATATAGATATTGATACTATTTGTAAAATAAAAATAGATGACTGGGTTAATAAAGATAAAGAATTAATTATTTCATTAGATGAAGATGGTAGCAATTTTGCTCAACTTGCTTTTGCTTCTATCCCAAAGCATCCAACATTAAAGATAGTTCTTGATTTAATTAAATCTAGATCAAAAATAAACCCTTATCCACAAAATGAGTATGTTGATACTGTAACTGGAGTAAAAGTATGGACAGATGCAATAAAGTTAGGAATAGAAAAAAATCATAGTATTTATTGTTACGATGATCCAATGTTTTTTCATAATAAGGTATTAATTCATCTTGTTGGAAGCAAAAATTGGAAAGATGGGCAATATGTAAGGTGGCAAAAAGAAATAAAATTATTAAATAATATTGACATAGATAAGTCAAAGGGTATATAATGAATATGGAGGAAATATGACAAAAAAAACAAAACTACTTATTAGTGTTGATCAGGTAAACCACCCAACACACTACACTACTGACCCATCTGGAGTAGAATGTATTCAGATTACTCGTCATCGTAATTTTAATATTGGAAATGCTATTAAATATCTTTGGAGAGCAGGAATTAAAGATGAAGCCAAACACATTGAAGATTTAAAGAAAGCAATATTTTATATTCAGGATGAAATTAATAGATTAGAGGGAAAATATGTCAGATACTGAAATTGAATTAGTTAATCATCTAGATGAGGTTAATAAAGTAGTTGAAGAGTATTTAAAAGGGAATGATCCAACTAAAATTTCTAAAAATCTTGGTATGCCAAGAACTCGTGTAGTTGCACATTTAAATGAGTGGAAGGCAATGGCATCTGCAAACGATGCTATTCGTGCTCGTGCAAAAGATGCTCTTGTGGCAGCAGACGCACACTATACAAGGCTAGTTCAGCAGGCATACGAAGTAATTGATGATGCAACTACTACAGCAAACCTTACTGCTAAGACTGCTGCAATTAAACTTGTAATGGATATTGAAGCAAGGCGAATTGATATGCTACAGAAGGCTGGCTTGCTAGAAAATAAAGAATTAGCAGAAGAGATAGTTGAAATTGAAAAAAGACAAGAAGTTCTTGTTGGCATTCTTCGTGATATTGCTTCTGAACATCCAGAGGTTCGTGATTTAATAATGCAAAGATTATCTTCAATTGCCAGAGATGGGGAAGTGATTACAGTTGTCAACCAAGTTCAATGATTTCTTTGAGGCGCTTCAAGATAATCAATTTGATGAAAGTCCTGTAGACGTAAAAACATTTGTTGAGTCTCCAGATTTTTTGAATCAACCGCCATTATCTGCTGTCCAATATGACATTGTTGAGGCAATGAGCCAGATTTATCGTAAAGAAGATTTACAAGTAATTATGGGCGTTGAAGAGGGTGATAGACATTTTTCTAAATACACCAAGAATGAAATCATATTACAATTAGGAAAGGGTAGTGGAAAAGACTTTGTCTCTACCGTTGCTTGTGCCTATGTTGTATATAAATTGCTGTGCCTTAAGGATCCTGCAAGATATTATGGAAAACCAAGCGGAGATGCTATAGATATTATTAACGTTGCTATTAATGCTGAACAGGCTAAAAATGTTTTCTTTAAGGGTTTTAAAACTAAGATTGAAAAATCCCCATGGTTTGCTGGAAGGTATGATCCAAAGGTAAACTCTATTGGTTTTGATAAATCTATTACCGTTTACTCAGGTCACTCTGAGCGTGAATCACATGAGGGTCTTAACTTATTTATGGCGGTACTTGATGAAATTTCTGGTTTCGTTACAGAAGTAGGAACAGGAAATGATCAGGGCAAAACTGCTGACAATATATACAAAGCATTTAGAGGAACAGTTGATTCTCGCTTTCCTGATTTAGGTAAAGTAGTTTTACTTTCATTTCCAAGATATCAAGGCGACTTTATTTCAAAACGGTATGAAGATGTAATTATGGAAAAAGATGTAGTAGAACGTAGATATAAGTTTACTATTAATGAAGAGTTACCAGAAGGACCAGATAATGAATTTGAAATAGTATGGGAAGAAGACCATATTAAATCATATAAATATCCTAGAATGTTTGCCCTAAAAAGACCTACATGGGAAGTAAATCCTACTAGAAAGATTGATGATTTTAAGATTGCATTTTTAACTGATATAGGTGATGCAATGATGAGGTTTTTATGTACCCCCACATATTCATCTGATGCTTTCTTTAAACAAAAGGATAAATTAGAAAAGTGCATGACACTAAGAAATCCTATTGACAATAATAAAAGATTTGATCCTAGTTTTAAACCAGACCCAGAAAAAACATATTATGTTCACGCAGATCTTGCACAGGTTCATGACAAGTGCGCCGTTGCTATTGCACACGTAGAGCGATGGGTTAATGTTCAGATAATTAAAGATTACGAACAGGTTGCACCAATAGTAGTAGTTGATGCTGTTGTTTGGTGGGAACCAAGAGTAGAGGGTCCAGTAGACCTATCTGAAGTTAAAAAATGGATTATGAATCTTCGTAGAGAAGGTTTTAATATTGGTATGGTTACATTTGACCGTTGGCAGTCCTTTGATATTCAACAGGAATTAAAGGCGGTAGGAATGAGAACTGATACCGTTTCAGTAGCCAAGAAACATTATGAGGATTTGGCTATGATGATATATGAAGAGAGAATCGCAATTCCCAAGATACCTTTGCTTCTTGATGAGATGAGTGAACTTAAAATTATGAAAAATAATCGTGTAGATCACCCACGCAAGAAGTCAAAGGACTTGGCGGATGCCGTTTGTGGGGCGGTATTCGGAGCAATCTCACACACAAGTAGGGATTCCAATATAGAAATTGAGGTTCATACTTGGAGTTCTGCATCTCGACTTGCACAAAGGCAAGAGGGTATGATAGAATTAGGTTCTAAGGAAATACCTGAAGATGTTCAGGAGTTCCTTGGTGAATATAAACTAATATAATGAATAAAATAACGAGGAGAAAAATGAATTCATTTAAGAAAGTTGCTCTAGGTCTGGTTGCAGCCATGACTCTGGGCACAATCGTTGCAACACCTGCAAGTGCCAACACAGTATCAGTAGCAGTAACAACGAAAGCCGTTGATGCTGACACTGGATCTGCTACAGCGCCACTTACAGTTAATGTTCCTTTTGATAATGTTATTAGCGATACCGCTACAACATCATCTGAAGTACTAACTCTTACAGCAACTGTTGTATCTGGAACACCAGTTACATTTGCTACAACTGGCAACGCTAAGTTGCTTACAACTCTTACCCCAGCGCCTAATTCGGCTTCTGGCGTATCATCTTTAACAGTAACTCCAGCATCAACTACTGCTGTTGCATATCTATATACAACAAGCACAAGTGCTTCTGCAGTAACTGTTTCTGTTCTTGGTGCAAGCACAACTCTTTATGTTAAGGGTATTGCTGGTCCAGCATTTAATGTAACACTTTCAGTTCCTGCAACAGGAAATATTGGTGGTACGGTAACTGCTACTGCAACAGTAACAGATATCTTTGGTAACCCAAAGGCTGCTACTCCAACATTTACAGCAATTAATGCAACTGCTGCTGCTGCTGTCCAAGATTCACTTGTAACAAACAAGTACACATCTATTGTGACACTTCCAGCAACTGGTGGATCATCTGCTGTTGGTGTATCAATTGCAACACCAATTGCTGTTCCAACACTTGCTACTGCAGTAACATCTGCATCTGCAATTGTTTCAACAATTGATCTTGCTGCTGCACTCGCTGCTGAGAAGGTAGCATCTGCTGCTGCACTCGCTGCTGAGAAGGCTGCTGCTGCTAAGGCTCTTGCTGACGCAAAGGCTGCTGCTGATGCAGAAATTCTTGCCCTAAAGGCAGAAGTTGTAACTCTAAAGGCTGACGCTGTAACCGCTAAGGTTGCTGCAGATAAGGCTCTTTCAGATGCTAAGGCTGCTGCTAAGGTAGAACT